CTTTCATATTACTATTTTCTGTAGACATGTTGAGAATATGACTGGTTATGTTTCCGATATTATTTATGAAAACCCTGGTTTTCCATCAATTCTATCGCAAGAATGGACGAGAACATTTCGAAATTTGCTATTATCTGGTGATATTGAAGAAAATCCAGGACCCTTTGATTTGAATGGCGACACTTCTAGAAAATCTAAACGTTTAAATACCGACGTAGATTATGTGGAACGACTCAAGAATTTAAGTAAAAGACAGGATGATATCGGTAAAAATGCTATCTGTAAATTGGAAAAATTTAAGAAAGAACGAAGAAGTAAGGCCGCGGAAAAAGCTATTATGAAACAATTACTGCCACGAACAGAGAGTTTGATTGAGGTGAATGTTAGCTTGTTTAAAATCGACTTTGTTAAACAAATGAAGAGAGTACTGAACGGTATGCCTAAAGAGATTAAGAAAATTTTCAATTGGGCTGATGTAGGAACTTCTTTATATGTGATACTTTTTGATTCTAATTGGGCTGCTAAATATCTCGCAACATCCACGTTGATACGTATTTTTAATGTATCGGGTGTAACAGCAGAACATACAACTATGCTGTTAGTCGTGGTGGCATGCAAGTTTGGAATAATGACTTTGACTAGCACTGAAAAGAACCGTTTAAAAACTGAAGGTTTGATGACAGAAAGTGACTTCGATTTAGATCCATCATCTACTTTGATATCTTTGATTCTAACATTCTTGATGGGTGGTAAACCAGGGAAAAGCAGGGTTACAAATCTTGTGGACTCGGTTGGCAAGCTACCTCAACAAGCAAGAGGAGTTGAAGCTATAATTGCAGTGGTGAAGAAAGTGCTCCAACATTTAAGTATTGTTTCAGATCCAGACCAAGATATCAATGATAAACTTAATCAGATAAATGAGAAAGTGATTTATTGGTTATCAAAGGAAGGAGAAGAATATATTATGATGCACCCAGCTGCTTTTGATGAAGTCACGAATGTTGTTTTAGCTGTCGATATGATAACACAAGCTGTTAGTCCAACTCATCCTCTTATGAAGAAATATCGTACTACATTATATCATTTACGTATGGTTCATAGGAAAGTTTTGATGGCCCCAAGATCTGGACACTCTTACAGAAAAGAACCTGTTATAATACAATTAGCAGGTGATGCAGGTATCGGCAAAACATATATGGTTCAATTGGTAGCAATAGATGCATTGAAATATATTTTTCATCAACAAGGTAAAACTCCTGAACAAATTAAGGAGAGTATGGAAAATCCGTTTCAGTACGTTTACTGGCGCCCTATTGGACATAAGTTTGAGACAAATTACAATAGCAGTCTCTCAAAAATATATGTGATGGACGATGCAAATCAAATCGATCCCGACTATCTTAAAGACGACTTACCGGCTCCAGGAAGATTGATTCACTTGAAGAATAACGCTGAACTTCTACTTCCAGTAGCAGAACTTGACAGTAAGAGACTTGCAAAATTCAATTCAGATGTGGTTATATTTACTGATAACTGTGAACAACCAGATCTATCTTTTCTGGCAGACAAAAATGCATATAAGAGAAGAATTGATTTACCATTCAAAGTTTCACTGAGGGATGAGTTTTCTACCCATAAGAATGGTGTGAGAGTATGTGATCCAAGTAAACTTCCTGCAGATAGAGTTTCAGTTGATATGTGGAAATTTAAACATCTAGAATCAAAGGTAGAATATACCTATGCTGAAGTAATAGAACTGCTTAAAGTTGAATTGGATAGTGCCTTTAATAAGTACAATAACAATCATGCACATTTACTGGCTTATGCACAAGATTTGACGCCATTACCGATTTTACGACCGATCAATGGAAACGAAGTTCCTGTCCCCGCACCCAGAGCTAGCACATCACAAGTAAGTGCAAATGTGTTAATGACCAACAGCGAGTATGAAGATTTAGAAGAAACTCATGAAGATCAATGGTTGGCATGGGATGATCTTTGAACAGAAAGAAGAAGATAAGAAAATAACATCAATGCAGATTTTTAAACATACGATGCTTGAAATTTTCATCAATTTAGGCGCTTATGCTTTTCTAATTTTAACGTATATTTTCTTCACATCTGCTACATGGGCTTCAATTCGTGTGAACAATCAAGATAGAATTCACAGTTTCAAACGAAGAGCGGTTACGACCAAAAATGAACTCATGAATCGGTTTACACAAGCTAAAATCAAATGTCAACTCAAATATGCTGTTTACAAGGAAAAAGCCCTTCATGAAGACTATGCC